CTACGCTGCTCTATAAACAAATAAGATTCAAACCTTTGCTACCCAGCCCAATTCACAATGTCACACCCATTTGTTCCAACTGCCACCAACTTCAACACTATCCGCGATTACCACGCTGAAAATGTCGCCCGCATCAGACACGAAAATTCAAATTTCGCCTCATGCCTTGAAGACCCTGTCGAAATGCTTTCTCGCATCCAAGACTCCGATACAACTCGTATGTATAAAGGAGTTCGCGCTGAAAACTCAAAACCCGAAGCTACTCTGCGCCTCAACGCCGAATATTCCATGCTTCAGGAAACGTATAACGAACACAACGCTAAACGTGGACAACCATTCGAACTTCACCGGCCTCTCGCCACCGATACGCCTCTTCCCGAGCACCGCAAACCCGCTCCCGGATTAACAGCCGTACCTCGATTTTTCCACTCAACGCGCGTCATCCGTCCCGACCCTTCTACCTCGCGACCACTTAAGCCTGATCTCGACGCAGACAACGCTGAATCATATCTCCCTGGAGATATTGACTTTGGACAATCACTCGACCCAAGAATCTATGACCTTCTGGTTCATACATTTCCCGAGTACATCCCTCACGTCAACAAATATTGCCGCCCCGCTGGCACTACTGACGCAACCTTTCGCGATTTCAACAAAGAACAGAAACCATCAGCTCCACTCGACCCCGAGCGAAAAGACCAAGTCCTGGACCTCATCCTTCACTTTCTCGACGCTACCCCGTTCCTGCCAATCCACTTTGTCGATACACAATTTGCCAAGCTTCCTCTCTCAACTGGTACCGGCTATCACAACCGCTTTTCGTACCGACAGAAAGCCCACGCCAAATACTCTAGTCCACCTGAGTACGCCGACAAGCCTACCTCTAAAGGACACTTTATCAACGCGACCCTTGAATATGCCCGCACTTTGATCCACAATATCAAAATGACCGGTCTACCTTTCCCCTACACCTTCCCTGAAGAAGGAGAAATGACCGAAGACATGCTCATCAACCTGATCTCTCGTCTCAACGAGTTCTTTAATGATCACCCGACATTGCTCTTTACTCGCAATCACATCTCCGACCGTGATAAGACTCTCAAAGTACGCCCCGTCTACGCCGTCGATGAATTCTTCCTTCTGCTCGAACTCATCCTCTTCTTTCCACTCACTGTACAAGCCCGCAAGCAAACCTCTTGCATCATGTATGGCCTCGAAACTCTCCGTGGCTCAAACCACTACCTGGCTCACCTGGCTCAACTTTTCAAGTCATTTTTCACAATCGACTGGTCTGGATACGACCAATCTCTGCCCCGTATTATTACGGACGTCTTTTTCACCGATTTCATTCGACGCTTACTCGTCATCTCACATGGCTACATGCCAACGTTCGAGTACCCGACCTACCCTGATCTCACTCCTGACAAAATGTACGAACGCATGGACAATCTTCTCCACTTCCTTCATTTGATGTATAACAACATGACCTTCCTCTCAGCTGATGGATACGCCTACCGCCGCCTCTTCGCAGGTGTCCCCTCTGGCCTGTATCTCACTCAGTACATCGATTCATTTGGAAACCTTTTCCTCATTCTCGATGGTATGCTCGAATTCGGACTTTCGACCGACGAAATCAAATCGCTCACCCTATTTGTTCTCGGCGACGATAACTCCGGCTTTACTCCTTGGCCTCTTGAACGCACCCAAGCCTTCATCGCGTTTCTCGAAACGTACGCCAAATCCCGCTACAACATGACTCTGTCTAAAACAAAGTCCGTCATCACCTCTAACGAGAAAGATATCGAAACACTTTCCTACCGCTGCAATTACGGCAATCCCCGCCGCCCCATTGACAAGCTCGTAGCCCAGCTCTGCTATCCAGAGCATGGACTCAACGAACGCACGATGTCTCATCGCGCAATAGGACTCGCCTACGCCGCCGTGGCCCAAGACGAAACGTTCCACAATCTTTGCTGGCACGTATACAAACTGTTTCTCCCCTACGCTTCATTCGATCCCGCCGACCTTGAAAACGCGCGCAGATGGCTCCCTGGCCCTATGTTCGCTCTCCTCGAGTCAACTGATTTTCAGATTAAATTCTATAGCTTCCCAACGATGCAAGATATCCTGAAAACCATCGACCATTACCATGGTCCACTTGACTACGCTCCGAAATGGAACTACTCCCATTTCATCACTCATCCCGACGTAATCCCCGAAGACGCAGTCACCATGCATCAATATCAGATCGCTCACTCACTCACTGTGCGTGCCGCCCCTTCCATCCCGGTATCTGTTAATTCAATGCAAGACAAACTGCCCTCAGACTTCAACGCTGATTTTGTTTAAAATTTTTATGTTTAGTTCTACC